AGTGGCGTAGTTCGAAAAACCTTGCCCAAACGTCCAATCGTGATTTTTATCCAGCCGTCTTACTCTTGTTGTCATTGTGGTGTTCCTGTTGTTCCGCCGCTGTCGCCCCGGTGAGTATGTGACTTGCCGGAAATACCCGCCGCTTTTACGTCCGTATCGCTAATAATTTCGCCCGTCGAATGTAATTCGCCTTTTTGTTTTGTGTTACCGTCGTGTTCAATATTGCCTTTGATCTTGATTGAACCGTTCACAATGCGAATATACGTGCCACCGTCAAGGGTTTGCATGGATAAACCGCCGGTAAAAAATCCATTAATCGCTTTCGGCACCGAACAGACGCCCGGGATAAACATAGCATCAGACAAGTCATGCAGCCGAAAATCTAGTGGCAACGACGCACCGCCACTATGCCACCAGCCATCAATACAACGTTCGGAGAAAATAGCAATGCCTTCATCGCCAGCCTGTAGTGGGAACGTCACTGCAAAGCCCCCTCCGCGCGGGAAACTTACTGGCACATCAACCAACGGAGGAATGTCAGCGCCGCTTCCGTCTGCAAGTTGCATTTTAATTTGCACCGCAAGGGTAACTGTCTGTTTTGCAGGATCGAAGCTGACCACTTTAGCCGGTAAAGCGGTGTGTAAGTTCAGCCTATCTTGCTGGATTTGCTGATCTGTCGCCGTTTCTGGGGTAGCAAGCGATTGGTCATAACTCATTTTTTATCCTTTTTACTGTCTTTCTTCGGTTTTTCCACTTTTTTGAACTTGCCGTCAATCACGGTGAGTTTGCTTTTCCAATCTCCGCCAATACCATCTCCACTGTGCGCAAGCTTCACGATTTTATATTCGCCGTTGAAATACTCTAAGATTGATTCCACCTGGACTAACCCACCTATTTGCAATGCAGGATTAAGCAAACAGGTTAATTCAAGCCCATCATCGGTTTGCTCCGGTGCGTTAATCATGCCTGTTTCCTGCGACAACAAAACGGCGTCATCACTCAACACCTTGTCTTTCGGCAAAAAAACCAAAGAACCGTCCTGAATAGACCAATTCGCCCCATTATTACGCGCGATCTTGGTGAGAATATCCCGGCTGTTGCCGTTTAATACACGCCCGCGAGGAAGTTTACGCTGATTCGGAATGTCTATTGCGCCCGTCCGCACTTTTGGCATGGTTTTCTGTAATTCTTGAACAATTTGCTCATCTGTTGCACCCGCTTTAAGTGTCGTTGTTGCCCGAGATTTCGTATAGGCTTGATGTCCGTCCGCACATTCTAGCGTTAACACGAAATCCAAGCCATGACGTAATACACGTGCTTTTGTAATATCACCGGAATAAATCTGGCGCAATTCGCCATAACCAACCGATAAAGCCACTTTTTTGAAGGCACCACTTAAAAGTTGATTGAGGTGATCTCGATTTAAATTCCAGACTTGGATTTTTGCCGGGTTTGGCTTCTCGTTGATAGTCTTATCAATTTCAAATGCCACCCGCAATTGTTCGATGCTCAACGTTTCCTGATCGTTGCTTATGTCAAGTTTCCATCGTCGCCCGAATTGCTTCATGCATCCCCCTTAAAGTTATTTTATAACTTCAATCAAAACATTAGCTAACGGTGTGATACATAAAGCAAACAATCCAAGGGCAACAATAACAATAGAAAACGCGATTGCACCGCGCAGAATAGAATTGCATTTGTTTCCATTTATAACCCCTCTTTTAAGTGGATTTTTAACTTAGTTTTGCTATACTTACTCAAAATTTGTTCCTTCTTTATTGGGAAAGTTGGAATGAAAAACCCCGATAGTTACCAGCTATCGGGGTTTGTTTTATTCTAAAGTGCGGTCGTTTTTACGATGACTTTTCACCTATATACAAAAAACAACGAGTGCCTAAATCCGATATTTCCATCGGATCTAACTCTGCACCGCTCTCATCTTCAAGGAAGAAAAAATAAGGCTGCGTACTGCGGACAAGTAACGGAACGCCGCAAGCAAGCGCTTGACCTGTGCAAATTTGTTTTTGATTCACCGGCTGAAATACATCCATTGCCCAAAAACGCCCCACACTGTTAAATCGAAGCGTGAGGCGAATCTTGGTTCCGTTAAACTCGAACGTTTGTTCTTGGTGTGGTGATTGTGTTACGGGAATTTGTTGCATTATCATCTAAACCACCCTAAGAAAAGATATTCAAGAGCGCTGATTTTTTTTTCGGCTCTTTTGCGACAGGCTGTGTATTGCCTTGTTGCGTTTTTGCGGCGGATTGCGAACCCGCCCGACCACTTTTCTTATTGCCTGCCGTCGTAGTCTTCCCGCTTTTCGTTGTTGCGGTGTTCACAACAAAGATTTCTCGCGCGGTGATCGTGAATGTGGCGCTACCATCTTGCGCCTGCGAAACCGCCACAGATTGGATTAGCATATCTTTGTACAAGTGGATGCCGGTCTGAATCTCGATGGTTTCGCCCGATTTCTGACAAGCGACTAAATCTGCATAGCACTTCTGCACCCGACTATCACCTAATGAGTTACCTAATAAATGCATCACAGAAAAATCAGGTAACCAAGGAGCAAGTTTTCGTGCTTGACCTGTAGCATTAAGACCTGGACTAGCAGCGATAGTCACAATACGCGCTACTTTTGCAATAGTCTGTACGGTCTGCGTAACCACTTTGCGGGGCAATGGTAAATTATTTAAGAAGTCTATTCCCCCTCTGATATTACCGATATAACCTGCATTCAAACCAAAAGCACCGTGATCTTGATCGACCATAATACCATTGATTGTCACCTGTTTAGGTTGAATCACTGCATGATCGGCAATCTCCGCACCTGACTCAATAGGATTTTCGGTAATGGAGAGATCAGATTGATGATCTTCGATTGTCACTACATCAAATTTAATCGTTCCAATTGACCGGTTAGAGACCTGTGCAAAATTAAACATTGATTACCCCACAATAGGCGAAAGTTGATTACTAATTGCACGAGCAGACTGATCCGCAACGATCTTAGGATTGTCCGCGCCTTGAATGTTTTGTGTGATGGTGATCTTGTTATTACTGTTTTTGATACTGTTATCCGCGTTTGATGTCCCCTGCCCCAATCCGGCGGCTGCCACTTGCGGGGCTGTCGCATAGTAATTCGGGTCAAACATCATTGCATCATAGGCTTTTGTGTTCTCACTCACTTTGCCAGTTCCGCTAGAACCAAACCAATCTTTCACCGTATCAATAATCGGACCAATGTATTCATCGTAATAACCCTTTACCCAATCGAAGGCTGACTGGAACGGTTTTTTAATCCAATCGGTGACTTTAGCGAAGCCCTTTTCAATCACATCAAGATCTAACTGTTGACCAGTGAATAAATTCCACAAACCAACCACTAATGCCAAGCCGAGCTTAAAAGGCAGCTCAATCATATTGGTAACCAGTGATAGTGTTGAACCAATAGGATCTACAGTGAAATTATCGATAAAGTTTTGCCATGTGGTTTTTACCCACAAAAGCGCGGATTTAAAAGGTTTCCAAAACTCACCCAAGGCTGTTTCATTACCCTCTAAATATCCAATAAAATCATCAACCAACAAAAAGACGGCTGAAATCGCTGCCAAAACAAGCGTAATAGGATTGGTAGCAAACGCTAAAATCATGCGACGACTTAACCAAAGCAACGCCGCGCCCAGGGTATAAATCACAGTACGCCAGCCGATGGTATTTGACACCACATTATCAATTGCCCCAGCTAACTCAAACAAGAATGAAAACACCCTGCCGAAGCCGTTCAAAATGGCTTTAATCAAATCATTGTTTTCTGAAAACCATTTTGTAAAGCGCTCAATAATGCGAGAAATCGCGGGCGCAATGCGTAACGACAGGTATTCCCCCATTGCTGTAAAAACTTGCGTGAGCTGCGTCATATTGTCTTTAAATGCCGCCGCCGTTTTCGCGTTTTCCGCATTGCCTACACCGAGCGTTAACTTGTCAGCAAGTTCGATTTGCTCGCGAAGTTCATCATTACCAAGACGCAAAAGCTGGATCATTGAACCATCAATGCCAAGCTTGGCAAGCATAGCAATCTGCTCCTGCTCGCCCATTTTTTTCATCTTGTCAGAGATTTCGCCAAGTATTTCACTCGACGTTTTCACATCTCCGTTGGCTTTTTTAGCGCTTAATCCATACTGCTCAAAATACTTGGCACCGCGACCAATTCCCGCCGCCGCTTCACCGATAGTGCGTGACAACCCTTCAATTGACGCCTGCACTGCCTGTGAAGAAGATCCGTTAACTTCGGCAACTTTACCAAGTTTGTAGATCTGGTCTGCTGCTTCGCCTGTTACCGCCGAAAGCTGTTTAATTTCATTCAGGGCATCAAGGTTATTATCGACAAAGTTTTTTACTCCGATGGTTGCCGCATAAAACGCCGCACCAAACGCCACAAATTTCAATGTGGTTTTACTGATACTGATGCCGAGCAGTTCGAATTTTTGAATCAGCCCATCAGCACCGTATTTGGTCGCCCAAAGGGCTATCATCTTATCGGCTAAATTACCGGCACTTTGCGCATTGTCTTTTTGTGCTTCAGTGTTTTCTTGAGTACTTTTGGTGTCGTGTTCGGTGGTTTTTTGCTTTTTCTCGATAGCGTCTTTGAGTTTTACAATAACCTTTTCGACATCCTCCGAGCTCAATCCAAGGGAAACCAAACCTTGTTCAAGCTCTTGTGCATTGGTGGTGAAATCCTCCCCAAAACCAGATAACAGCTCGTCACTTTCAAGGATTTTCTGAACCCATGCGTCAAGTGCTTCATCTTGCGATAAATCCTTGGTCTTCTCCTGTAAATCGTCTAACGACTTAAAAAATTCGGAGAATTCAGGCATTTCCTTTGCTTGCTCAACGGCTTCTTTTGCAACATCTTCAATTGCTTTTGCAAAATCACCTAGTTGTTCGGCAGCACCATTCGCCCCTTGCTCAAGCGTATTAAGCAATTGTTCAAATTGCTGCATAGCCTGACTGTCAGCGTCGAAGCCGATTTTAATAAGTAGTTCATTGAGTAGCATTGGATTGTTCCATTTGGTTTAGCTCCACAATCACTTCATGAAAAGACAAAAGGTCGGCTAAAGAATATACCGACCTTAATTCATGCAGCGTACAGAAGCGCTTAACAATAGGTGTAAAAATAAACCAATCAACCTTTGAATCAGACCGGCTTACTGTGTTTGATTCAGATTTGCAAGCATAGAACTCAGCAATCCGCCCCCACCGATAAAAAAATCGGCTAATTGATACACCAAACCTTCTTTCAGTACGGGTAATAAATGCCCGCGATGTTGATTGAAATGCGCATCAAAACGTTCTGATAAGCGGTATTGCTTTCCGTCCTGCTCGCAGGAGGTGTGTTTCAAGACAATATCTTCCAAGGCTTTAATGCTTGGATCGCCTAAATTGGCAAGAATTGCCGTCAACATATTAGCGCCGACATTATTGCCTTTTTCCTTGCCGATATTTGATAAGTCAACGTGTTGCACCAATTTCAGCGCATTTTTTAATGCGGCCCATGACGCCGTCGCATTTGCCGGTGTCATGTTATAGGTGATGTCTTCAAGCGTAAATTGTTTGCTTTGTTCCATTATTGAACACCTTTTTCAAGATTCATCGTCATTTTTTCGAACACAATGGTCCATGTGGTCGCATTATGCCCGTTACCGCGCATATAAGGCGCGGGCGTAGTGAAATAGCCTTTGGTTCCCGTTACCACGTCATCGTTGATTAAGTCGCGGATAGCGAGGGTAATAGGCAAAAAGGTCCTAATGCTTGTTTTTTGCTGATTAAACAACTTGGATAGATAAGCGTTATCTTCAGAATGTTGTTTGATTTTCAACATCAGTTTGCCTGACTGGTCTGGATTGGCGATAAAAACACCCGTACCATTTGCGCCAATAACCATTTGTCCAGCGTCAACCTGATTTGTGGCGTTAATAACATCTGCTCCGTCTGCCCAGTCGCTGATTTCTTTGCCGTCTAATAACACGACAACTTGTTTTTGATCGAAAACTGCCATGGTTTTTCCTTATTAAAAAATAAAGCCAGGAATAGTCCTGGCTTTGGGGTTATCGGTTATAGTTTACAATCACATCGCTTGAATGGATTGCACCGGCTAATTTCACCGCAGTTTGAATCGGTGTTGCGCGACGGGCTTGTCGGTCGCTGTCAGATAACGTATCCATTGGCGCCGCCCAGACATAAAACCCTTTGTCTAAGTAATCACCGGTAGATAAATTACCAAACCCTGCCCCTGTCCATTTACCCGGTGCGAATGCGCCGTTGTTGATGCCTTCAAGACAAACCTTTTCAACCGCCGCAATTAAAATCGCCTGCCCCTTATCTGTCAATGGGATTTTAGTCGGTGATTTGTAAAGGCGGGCGAATACTTCTTTTTGCACCGCGTCAACAAACCAATCTAAGATCACGATTTCATCAGCAAATTTACCGCCAATAACCGTACCTTCCGCAATCATCGCCACATCATCAAAATAGGTATAAACGTTGATTCCAAGGCGCTTAGCTTTGGCAAATTCTGTCGCGGTGATTTCGTCCGCCGTGATGGTCGGCTGCTGCTTGAATTTTAGCGTCAAGGTTGAATTGTTTGCGGCAAAGTTGGTTGATAACAAACGGGCTAAAGCCGAAGATACCGGGTACATATCGTTTTTATCAAACATCGCTAAGGTGTGATCTAAGCCCGCATCATACAATTTCTTGTAAATGTTATCGGCAGACCATTCAATTTGTTCGGCGCGTATCACGTTTGCCCCGAATAGTTTTGTGTTGGCTTGGGCGTATTTCGCCGCTGCTTCCACTTCACTATCGGTTAATTGCGCTGCCACGGTGAAGCCGTACCAAGTGTTATTTACTTCCGCAACGTTAAACAACGCTTCGCCCAAGGTTTCTTTTTTCAGGGATACGGAATTTTTACCGACTTTACGGCTCGCTTGCCCGTTTTCTAACTTAAGCAATGCGCCGATATATTCACCTTCTCCACCTTCATCAATGGCGTAATCAATTTCGGTTTTTTTATCTTCGCCGGCTACATTTGCGCTGACAATAAAGCGATTGCCGGTTTCGTCATAAGCAATCGACACGGCAACAGAAAGTGTGGTCAATTTTTCCTGAATTTTTGTGGCTACCGCATTAAAATCAGCAAGGCGTGCAAAAGACAACCCATCAACTTTTTTAACGTCACCACCAATAGTTAACGAAAAACGACCATTAACAACAGATTTAAAGCGCTCCAAATCGTCTGATAATGTCGCACCGCTCAACGTGTTTTTGGTTGCTTCGATGGTTGAAGCTGATTTTTGCCAACGAGCGACGATTAGTTGTTTAGCGCGTGGGCTTTGCGCAAAAAACGGTTGCGCCGCTTTTGCTGTTTCTGAATTGGTGCCGAATAACTGTTCGACATCGCGTTGATTTTCAACATATACATAACGCGTCTTCTCGTCGGCGAATGCCTGCCCCGCTTCCGGCGTAAACAACGCGACAATGCCGAATGATTTTCGTGCAGCAGATTTCGGCACCGTGTTTAACTGTACATTGACAATATGCGAAATAGATAATGCCATAAGGCTATTCTCCTATTTGTTGAGTTAAATGATTTGTTCGTTGCTCTACGCGCTTAATCGGATCAAGCGGCGTATCGACGATATGATGATGACTGAACACCGCGTCAAACTGCCCGCGCTCTTCATAATCGGAGCCGATGGTTGCCGTGAGGTTGCGCACATCGGAGAAGCTCACAATGCCGACATTCATTGTTTTTAAGGCTTGCAGTATCACAGAACTTTGCAAGATGGCCTTCAGCTTGTAACACTGTGCCATGGCATTTGTGCCAAAGCAGGAAAAACTTACCGTGTTTTGCATTGACATGGTGATCCTCTCACGCTTGCCGTCGAAATCCCGCCTTGCGATACCCGTTTCACTGCTCATCAGTACATCTACGGTAATAAATGCACTTAACGGATTTTCAGGCAACCACCCACCAATCACCACACCATCAGGTAACTGTAAAGCCTGTTGAATCAACTTTCGCAGTCTGACTATGTCGAACCCCGATATTGTTGTAGTATCCATAATCTCCCCAGTTTGCTGCGGTTTTGATTTTGTAGGTTTGCCCCCGATAGTCCACCAGGTCACCGATATTGAGCTGCTGTTGCGTGTAAACTTTAATAGACGGCAAATAGCGCTCACCTTCCGGCAATAGCAAAACATCGTTAGGCGATGTAGGAATTACAATCGCGGTGATTTGTTGCTTTTCATACCTCACATCAAAGCCACTTGCAGAATGCGATCCTGATTGCTTTTGAACAGTGATTTGCTGACGAAATCGGCTATTTAAAAAGCGCCCCGATTGATTAATTAGGCTCATTTGACAATACCCCTCACAGATTGGCGCATTTTGCCTGTGTCAATTAAAGGCTTGCTTGACTTCTTGCGTCTAATGGTTGATTTGGCGTTTGCTACCCATTCACCCTTGACGATATTCATCTGCACATCACCTTGCGCCATAACGGACAATCGTTCATAGATTTGCGCAGCAGGTACACCCTGATCGAACCATTGGATAAAAAGTGCGGTATATTTTTCCTGATTTTCCTCAAGCGTCTGGCGCAGGAAAGGACGGGCAGGAATATGTTCGTTACCGAACTCCAACACCGCCGCTAAGGAAGCGAGATTAAAGTTTTCACTCCCTTTTACCTTCTCATCAAACTCTGCGGGGAACCCCACATAAACCGCCTTTTCTTTTAGCGACTTCATCTGCTCAATCAGTTGTTTCGCCGCGCTGAAATTAGCCGTTACAGTTACCGCCATTTAAGCCACCATAACGCCTACACCAATCAATCTACGCAAGCGCAAATACTCTTGCCCATACGCCGTAAGCTGATAAAAATCATCAGAACCATTTGCGGAAATTGGTGCCGTATAACTCACCGACAATTCGCCCGCACTTTCGCTTGCGAGATTACGGTTTGCGGCACCTCCGCTAATTTCTGCGTCCGCACTAAGTTTGAGCAAATGCGCGGTTAATGCCATTACACCGCGATCGTATAATTTACCCCACTGAACTTTGCTTACTTCCGCCTGTGCGTCAGAAAGAAAAAGACCGATACGTTTTGCATCGGTCTTTCCAAATTCAGTATAGCGCAATAAAAAATCTTCGGTTAATGGCATAACTCACCCCTTAGTAGTCGACATAAAGCGCTGAATCAGGCTCCATGAATGTTACACCACCAAATGCCATACGCAAACCTGATTCAAAGGCTAATAAGCCCTTAGGCTGTGCGTCTAATACAGTTGGCGACATCGGCACGTCAAAGATAACGTGTTCTTTGCTGTTGACGTAAACCATCGCGCGAGTTTTACCGTCTGTTACGCGAGTACCGTAATTGGATGGTAGCGCTTTAATCGCAACTTGACGACCGGCTGCCGCAGAAAGATGTTTAGTTAAAAACTCTAACGCGGTAGTGTCGGTGTTTGCGCGTTGCACCAATGCCAAGTGAGCCAAATCAAGGCTATCAATGGCGAAAGTGTTCGGCGCTTCAATGCGTTTGGTTTTCTCCATGCCTTTAAGGAAAATTTCTTTGAAGAAAGCCACGGCTTTATCAAAGTCCATTGCCTGAACTTTGGTGTTTTGTGCAGCACCTTTGATCGCATACACTTCCACAGATTTGTTGTTCAGCAAACCGGTTAAACGGGAATCTTTGGCATGACCCAAGAACGCGACTTTTTGCAAAGTTTGTTGTGCATTTTTATTTAATGCCATGATTTTTGCGGTGTTCAGCGCTAAGCCCAATAATTTACCTTGCTCAAGCTCAGGTTTAGTCCATGTTACGGATTTCGCCCACGGTACAATGTAAGAGCGGGTCGGCGTAAAGCCTACTTCCACTTGATCAAGGGTGCTTGTGCCTACGGTAATCAAACCATCGTCAAGGGAACCGTGTTCATCGGCGCCATAATGCAGTTTTTCGGTAATGCCTACCGCAGTTTGCTGATCTACATAAACAAATTGCGGGAAGACGATTTCAGGATATTTTGTTTCTGCAATATCCTTACTTACGGCGGTTAAGCCATTTTTTACATAAGCCAATAATGACATTGGATCACTCCTTAAAGTTTGGTAATTAACGCTAATTGACCTTTAACATCAATTACGTTGTAATCAGTTGCGATCGCGTTGGTTGCGTCCGCTTTGCCTTGGATTGTGCCTGATTTTTTATTGCCATTTTCTACGGCTATAGCATAAACCTTGTCGCAGCGAGCAACGGTTTCACCATCTGCCACAATCACCCAAATTGCGTCGGCAGGCGCAATATGCATGACATCTACCAACTCACCTTCCTTCCATTCGTCTTGGATTCGGCTTGCCAAAACTACACCGGCGATAACGTCAGTTTTTGCTGCTAAGGCTTTTACACCACCGGCAGCATTTAACGCGACGAATAACCCTGCTTTTAATGCGCCACCAGAAACCATTTCGGCACTTGTTTTTGCACTGGCAAGGTTGCCCTTACCTAACTCACCCGCACGCGCAGGCGCTTGTTCATAAGCGTAACTCATTTAGTCACCCTCCTTAACTGTTGTAATTTTTATTGAAGTCAATCGTTGGCGCAGCTTTATTTGGCGCAGCGTCACCAAGCAAAATACTACCAAGTGATTTGCGTTCATCAGCCAATTTCGCCACAACCGCTTTTGCAGTTTGATATGCGCCGGAAATCTCCGCATCGGATAACTTAGCAGCTTCGTCTTTCGTGAAAATGCCTTGGGCCACTACCGCACTTTCTTGAATTTCACGAACGGTTGCGTTATCAGCGAACTTCACATCTTTGAAAACGGTTTGAGCGTCAGCTAATAAGGCAGCTTTTTTCGCGTCTGCTTCCTGTTTCGCTTGTGCGTCTTTCAACTGTTGAATTTCAGCGTCTTTTGCCGCTAATTTTTTTTCGTATTCTTCTTTGTCCACGTTGTCTTCCTTTTCTTTTTTCGGATCGGATTCATCGTTTTTAGGCTCAGTCGGCTTTTTCTCCCCTTCCGGTTTGCCTTCACCATCCTTGCCTTTTTTTTCTTCATCTTCATCTTCGATTTGTTTTTTCTGCTCGTCCGATAACTTAATACCGAACGCACCTAAAAACGCATCGAGGAATTTTGCGGTTTTACCCATAATGGTTTTATCCTCATCGGCAAGTTTTACACCTCCACCGCAACGACCCTTTGCCACAATCGCTACGTGGTTGCCGATCATCGGCGACATCTCAAAATCTGCATCTTGTACGGTTGACAGCTTAATATCGCAGTCATAGCCGCAAGACAATTGCTCAACGCCTTGTTCCTGCACGGTTTTAATCGCGTTTTCGTCATAAATCCACGCTTCCGCTGTCAGTTCATCACCAACGCGCTTCACATTGCGCACCACACCAACTGAAAGTTGTTTCCAGTTTTTGGCATTTACGCCGTCTTCCGGGTGTCCGATAGTCAGCGTGGCATTTTCAAAACTCTTAATGGTTTCGTCACCAAACAAAGATTTCTCCGTTCGGGCGACTTTCTTAATACCTTCTTCTTCCAAGCCGAGTTCGGTTGCCAGATAGTCAAACACGCCAACCTTGGAAATGGTTGCCGGCACAACTAAGAAACCGTCCTTGGTGATGGTACGCTGCGTTTTTGCCTGCGCTGTTTTATCTGTGAATTTCATTATTTACCCCAATAAAAAACCGCCTACATTGCTGTAAGCGGTTAGTTAATTTGAAACGGAAAGCTCAATTGCTCCATTTGCGTTAAACGCACCACAATTTCTTGATAGGTATATTTTTCCATTTTTCGCTTTTGCAGTGCGCGAGCTGCTTCACTACCTCGTTTTTTAGATTCACTCTCGTTTTCTTCCAGAACCTCTCGTTGCTGTCTAATATCTTCCTACTTAGCAATACCAAGCTTCCAATAATCCCAAAGTACTTCGTACCAATCTTTTTGATATTCAATGAGTTTAGCCTTGATTTCAGGCTTCACGCGAGAAGGATTGACACCAAATAACCAACCTTTTACACTACTTATCCACCTGATTATGATGGATTGATTTCGCGAACAATTCAGCTCTTGTTGATAGATTCATTATCAGTTTCTCATAAATCGAATAGCGTCACTTTCCGAAATAACCTTGAAATCACTAAAACCACTTTCAAGTAAGCGCTCAGCCCATGAAATACCTCGTGAGGAATCCCACTCTAATTTTTTTGGCTCAAATACCGAAAAAGATAATAAATCAGAAGGGTTTCCTCTGATAAGTTTCTGTCGATTCTCGCCAATGTTTGCTAAGTAATATTGAAAACTCATTTTTTATCCTCAATAAGTTCAATACCTTTTGGTACCTTAATTTTACTACTTAGCTTACGCATTTCAAGCAATAACTTCTCTTTTTCGTGGAATGGCGTTTTTGGATTTCTAAATTGCTTATAGATTTTATGCAATAAACCATTTTTTAAGTCAAAACTCTGCTGTGTATGGTATTGCATTTCAAAAACATCACCATCTTCATTTTGGATAAATGTATTAACGCCTGTATATGCGCTATCATTTTTCCAAGTGTTTTTGACTATGATAGTTTTATACCCCTTGATCGCCAACAAATACTGCATTGCTTTATAGCGAGTAACAAAATCCCCTTCCTTGAAAACTGTCGTGTACCGAATGGCATCACCAATTTTATTCAGTGACAGCGACTTGGAAAATCCATCTGCAACCTCAGCTTCAATTTTTCTCTTTATTGAAGGCGCAGTTTTTAGACGATTTTCTAATCCGACAAGTTTACCACCTGCTTTTATGGTGATATTGTTAATATCTGCCGTAATTGTCTGTTCTATTTTCTTTGATTTTTCAACAAGTTTATCAATCGAAAGCGTCAAATTCTCTTTTACCGGTTCCGATAGTGTCTCTTGCGCTTTAGCTTTCGACTGCGCCTCGTCGAACACCGGAATTGCCACGCACCGGCAGTTGCTTACAAATACCGAATTTATGTTATAATAACCAGAAACAGTTTGGAGGTTATAAATATGACAAGACGCTTGAGTGACGACCTTATTAACCACGCGGCGAAACTCTATGCCCAAGGATTGAGCGTTGCCAAAGTTAGCACTATTATTGGTTGTAACCAAGAGACGCTTAGAAAGCGTTTCAAAGCTATCGGTGTAACGGTGTCCAAAATTGGGCGCTACCAAGGACATAATGCGATCTCTTTGCCAGTTGATGAAATCCTTGCCATGTATGAGAGCGGCACAAGCGAAAATATGATTGCTAAACATTTCAACGTCTCTCGAAATGTTATTCGCAGGTATTTGCTTTCCAATAATGCCAATATTCGCACCCAATCCGAGGCAGAAAAGCTCAAGTGGAGTCAAATGAGCGACGAGCAAAGAACAAAGCAAGTTGAATCTGCTCATAAAGCTGCTACCGGTCGAACCAGAAGCACACTTGAGAAGATCAAAATGGCTATCAGTAGAGAACAAAGCCTTGCAAATTACCATATCGGCATTGGTGAACCCGAGTTCAGGCAATTTCTTGATAAACAAGGCATTCAATACATCTATCAAAAAGCTGTCGATGGATATAATCTCGATTTCGCTATCGGAAAAGTCGCCGTGGAACTTACCGCTTTTACTGGAAGATATAGAAGTTCTAACGCCATTCAGAAGCAAAGAATTAAAAACTTGTTCAATCGTGGGTATCAAGTTCTTGCCGTTGAGTTTGACTGTGTCGAAAGTTTGCTTAATTTCGCAAGCGAGATAATCACCCACGTTAACCGAATCAATAGATTTAATTCCATTACTCGTCAATATTGGGTGATTAGGTGTCGCAAGCAAGACTGTACCGTTATCCGTAACGAGCTCGGTCAATTTACCGCTATACCATCTGCGGTAGAGTTTCTCAGGACGTGGAAGACCTTTAAGTTCTGATTGACCAGGAAAACAATTAAAATCATGACCCGGATTGCCAACCTCAGGAGGTTTGTCATAACTAAACACTTTACCGTCTAATTCCTCATGACTATCCCGCACGCGCTCATCACCCGCCGTACTCCACATATATTTTTTAACACCTAAATCTTCATGGCGTGCCTGCGTCAATGCGGCGTTAAGTTTTGAAGATTGGTCGCGGGCGATAAATGCAGCGCGCTTTTCGGTTTTTTGCCCAATGGCCTTAATTTGCGCAGCTAAATCTTTGTTTAAAGAGCCGCTAACCATTGCTCTAGTAACCGCACTTTTAACCTTATCCAAATATTGTGAGCTTATATTGGTTATCAGTTGAACATTATCAATCGTCAACGCATTGACTTTCTCGGCAATGTTCGGGCTATTGCGCAAATATCCCGCCAAATCCACGCCTGTTTGATTTTTCAGGTTGGTTGATACTTCCGCCTGGTTTTGTGCGTCGCCACGACTAACAAAACCCTGTGCTATATTTTCAGCCTGTGAAGTGCGGTCGGTTTTTTCGTACTTTTCCAAATATGCCAACAAGGCTTTCGCACTAATCGCCTTAAATCCCTCGGCGTCGTCCATAAAAAAAGAGCCTTGCGGTTGCTGCAAAGCTCTTTCTATGTCGTCCGTCATGGTTTTGACGAATTGTTTAAGCTGTTGTCTATACCAAAGTTCGGTTCGTTTACTGGTCTTCACTGTTCTGAACTTGCGCGCCTTCCATTTTTTCTGGCTCTTCAAAATTTCCGGCAAATTCATCAGCATTTTTCAGTTCCTCGATGTGTTCGGCGGAGATATTAGCAAACAAGCCACTTTCGCGCAATTCGTTGGCTATTTGATATTCGTTAAGCACGCCGTTTTGAATCAACGTATTCGCGGCAGTGGCGAATGTGTTTAGCATATTGATTTGCTGCTCCTGTTTCACCGTAGTTAACGGCACGAACTCAAACCACCAGTCGGCAGGAAGCCCACCGAACAGCTCATTACAAATCAGCGGGTCGATAATCTCAAAGATTGGACGTAATCGAGTTTCCTGTAAGCGACGAATGGCTTCGTGGTAGTTTTGAATATCTTCGTCGCCGCTTGCCAACCCTGAAACGGACTGACCGAATAAAATCGTTACCGGCATATCCGCTGCACCCGCTACCGCATTACGAAATTCGGTGAGCAGGTCTTTTAAGCCCGTAAAAGTCAGTTCTTTCCGGTCGTACTCGTTTTCGGCGTCAAGTAACAGGCTATTCGTCGCAGATTTAATCTCTTGCACCGCAGAAATGACACTTGCCACTTCGTTTTCCATGCCGGCGGCGATTTTGTCCGACAGCCCCGCAATTTTGAATATGTCAATTTTGCTTTCAAAAATCAGATCGCCCACGTTCACTGAAGCGCTATCAAACCGCTTCAGTACATCGATAATTTTTTCCAGGTCGGACACGCCCCAAATATCGTTATCCGATAACGGCGCGTCATTGGCGTTAAGGATAATTAATCTGGAGTGATGGACGGTGATTGATTGACTGCCGCCAAGGATTGAATATTCACTGTATCGGCCGAAATTAGGCGAAAGCACATCATCGTCTTTAGTGCCGGTCGGGCTGATTTTCCACTTCGGCAAAATAATCAGTCGTTTTAGACGTTCGGTCGGTTTTAACGGCGCGCTAGTGTTTTGCGAATCAGTTACAACCAACAAACCAACGGAACCGTAAAGGCTTGACCATTGAAGCGCTTTAGTAAGTGTTTCGCGCAATTTGAGTGAGCGCTCAAATTTTGTGAATAAATCTAACTGTTTTGAATTTAAGTCGTTTGAATAAATCTCGCGCCAGTTACGCACCATGTCTTCCGGGCGCTTAATGCAAACTTTATTAGCAATCCAGTTATCACGCCAAAGGGCTTCTAATTGCACCAGATCGTCAGTCAAACTCAAGCTAGGCGAATAATACGTCTGCTCTTGCTTACTTCCCAGTTTCAGCGCAAGCGATTTAATGCCGTCAAAAAATTTCATGTTATAAATCCAGTAGTGATTTTGGTTTACCTAAAATATCCGAGATCGCCATAACTAAAGCATCCACTTGGTCATCATGAGCGTGGCTATCTGTTGCGGTAAAGGCTTCACATTCATTAATAAAATCAGCTATCCAAGGCGCGCTTTCAGGCAGCATGACATAACCGCTTTCAATGTAGCCCTGAACACCAAGCACGCGCGTATATTTGTCGGCATCAACTTGAATTGGCGTTATCGGAATTTGATTATTGCGGCGTATAGTTTGAATCAAGCTTGTGCCACTGGCTTTATCCTCTACATTCGCGCGGGTAAGAATGCCAGTTTCTTTTTTAGCTTTATGTTTTGCCCAAACGTCTTTTAATGTTTGCTCAAGCTCCGGCGCCTCCCATTTACCACGAATCAGATCGAGAATATAAGCTTTCCCATCGGCACCCTTGCCGGCAACGATGAAAACGGAATAGTCATTATGCTGCTTTGTCTTTTGCGCGGTATCGGCGTAGATTGCCTTGACTTTGATAATCGGTGGAACTTTGTATCTGCCAAACCAAGAACCCTTGATAATACCGCCCCCTTTGTTTGATGGGCGTTGCTGATAAAGCGCGTTCCATGCTTGAGAACCAACCGCTTGACGTATTTTATTTAGTCGCTCTAAATCAAATCGTTCCGGGTGTAACGGCTCGCCCTCTTTACGAAATTCTTCATCTTCTTCCGCAATCGCGGGGAATTTAACAATCCTCCACTGGTCGCCACCATTTTCAGCTTCTTTAATTAGCCTACCTGCCAAGTCGTCTTCATGCCAACGCGTCATGCCCAATAAAACACCGCTTTTAGGCGATAAACGCGTGTAAAGCGTAGTTGTGTACCAGTCCCAAATACTATCTCTAACCGTTTGCGAATTAGCCTCTTTCGCATCTTTTACCGGGTCGTCAATAATTGCAATATCCGCCCCCATACCTGTAATACCACCACCTACACCGGCTGAACGGTATGCTCCAAGATGCCCAACAATTTCAAAAATTTCACTGTTACGAAGCGGTTTGCCACTGATAGTGGCAATGTTTTTAATGTTTAACGCCGTATTGGGAAAAATGCTGTGATAAATTGGATCGTCAATAATTCGTTGTACGTCGAGATTCATGCGACTTGCTAAATCAGCAGAATAGGAACAAGCGATTATTTGTAGTTCAGGGTTTTGTCCGAACACCCACGCAGGAAAACGGCGACTAAATAACTCACTTTTCCCACTTCTTGGCGGCGCATATATCATTAATCGGGGCTGCTTGCCGTCGACGACATCTTGATAAAACTTTTGCAGCTCTTGTGCAATCAGAATATTAAAGAAACCGGTAATAAAATCAGGCTTTGTCTGCGTGGTAAAGTGCATTAATGATTTCTTGGCTTTCTCAATCCTAATCTTGTTCAGGATTTCCTTTTTCGAGTAATTTTTCAAGCTGCTCAAGTTCATTAATATCCAAACCCGATAGATTTAATTCGTTTCGTTGTTCAATATGCAAATCACCCGAAACTTCCACTTTTTCGCTAAACATGCCAAAATGCTTACCAAGCAACTCCAAAGATCTATTCACACTAGATGATTCATAAACGAATTGCGCTATATCGTCGCCCACAAGCTGACCGTCTTCCGATTTTCTTATTTCGGTCTTGATCACGGCTTTTTTACCGGAGGCGATTTCTATGTTTTCAAGCAACATTCGGATAACATCATCTTGCTTAATTTGAGTTCGCTCTGACCTTTTGTTTTGAGCTTCTGCAATAGCCTGCTGAATGTAAGGTTTGGTCAGGTTCTCGTAACCTATCTCTTTCGCAGTATCTTTGCTATACCCAGATCGAATAGCGGCTTGAGTTGCGTTTAAGTCAATGAGGTATTCCTCAATGAATTGCTTTTGCTTGTTAGTTAATTTAGATTCACCACGCCTAGACGTGGATTTAACCTCGTCTTTTTTGCTCATGGTTAATCCTTTTTAGTTGATTTGTCATATATACATTACATATCTTAAATATAATCCCGAGATTTTTTGATACCAACATTGGAATTAGATTTAAAATATGTAGCATATATGCAACAAAGGCGATCGTTATTGACCGCCTTTATTGTTTGATTAAATTTACAATCCCCAAGTAATGGCCTTGACCGCCCACATTTGTGCGTCGATGATTCGCTTTTGAGCTTCATCTAATAGCATTTCTTTATCTGCCGTTAGCGTGCCATGTTCAAAGGCTTCCGCTCTGTGCGTTTCCAAGTGATTAATAGCTTCTGCGAAACGCCGTTTACAATCATGGACATCGCCACGATTGCCAACGTTGAAATCAATACCTACTAATTTCTCACCGTGGGTTTTGTTATTTGCCATTTCGATTTTTTCGGTTTTCATCGTTTATTCCTTCTTTTTACTTTCGACTATCCACTTATTAATATTGTCAACCTGGGCTGCGCACTTATCGCGCTCGGCTGTCACTTTGACAAGCTGTAATACTGCGTCGCCGTATGTCTCGCCGGTAAAAGGCGTCTTAGCGCATGGTGCGGTATAAGCCTGAGGCGGGTAAATATATTCCGCCTTGGTTGTAACTTTACTTGTACAGCCGCTCAAGAGCAGACTGAGGGAGCTTAGTACGATAACAAGGTTGAGTTTTAATGATTGTTTTAACGGTTTCCGCATTTTCACTTGCCGCCCTTTCGATTTCTTGGTTTTTTTGTTGCTGCTCAATGACCGCTTGACGCTCTTGCTGCAATGCAATGTTTAAAGCCTTGTTAGCTTCTTCCTGGTTTTTAATGGTTTGTGCCTGCGTCTTATTCTCCGCTCTTAAGTTAGTAATGGTGTTTGATTGGCTCCACGACCACGCACCCAAGCCCAAAATAATGAAGCCTAATGAAGCCGTGATGTATCTGCTGATAAAAAGCATAATCACCCCAATAAGTTTACGTATAACGCTTTACGGTCACTTAATCCGTTAGTCCCACCGTTAATAAGTTTAGTTACAGCGACAATATCGGAGATTTTGTCCAAACCGTTTACAGACCAGTACCAAAACCCTGCTAATACGCATAAATCCATGTCACTGGATAATGATTCCGGAGTAACTCTTTCCCCAACCCAAGACTCGAAAGCCTGGTAGTTCTTCTTTCCGGTCACTTGGATTATTCCGCGCCCGCGATACTTCCAGCCGTCTCCGCTTGCTTCATCGCCATTGTTCATTCGGTTTGCGTAAACGCGATTAGCGATTGCTTCAGGCTTGCGGGCGTATTGCTGTGCGGTATGCTTGTTGAAGTATTTCGGGAATACTCTTAACAATCCGTCAGCCGAATAGTTGAGATTCTCGGCAAAGCGGGTAAAGCCTGCCGTTTCATGACCGCATTGCGCTAAAAACATTGCCTCTTTTTGCTTTGTATCTAGCCCATACTCTTCGGCGTAGGCCGCAATTGTCGGATAAATACCTTTAACCGCTTGCGGAAAAACAAGTTTGAATTTAGCTTGTGTGATAAACATTTTTGACCTCAAAATTGCGTTTATTTTAGGTTAATTTCACTTTCCGTGTGAAAAATTACATTTTTTAGCTAGCCATCAACACCAACACCAATACTTTCTGTCTCGCGACCTCCTCCCTGTTCGCCACTGTGACCATCTTTAAGTGGTGATTCGTAATCATTTTGCCGGACAAAAGATTTAATCTGATTAATGCGTTGGTTGCATATTTTGAGCTGGTCTGTCACTTTAACTGCGTAGACCGCAATATCTGATGCACTATCTCCCCTAAATGCTGGTTTGGGGCATGGTCTTAATAATTCATCTGGGATTGATACACGCACAATCTTAATTCGTTGCTTGTTGCTATTCAGATTTGAGCAAGCGGTTAATGACGTCGCCACTAATACCGCTATTGCGTACGCAACGGTTTTCCTTAATGATTTTTCTGATAGCATCTATTCTCTCCCCGTTTGCTTTACGCTCTTCCTCTTGAGCTTGCATTAGTAACTCGATTTTGTCGTTACGGTCAGACAAATTAGCTTGTAACGCGTCAATCCGTTTCATTCTCTGGTCCGCCAATACAACCATCTGATCGTATTTGTTTTGCAATGCCGATAAATTATCGTTTTGCTTGTAGATTTGTACAAAAAGCCCTAAGCACCCGATAAGTAGTAAAAATGTAAATACATTATCAAGTATTGAGCTTATTCTAAGTGCTTGCGCTTGGCTCATTTTGACTTTCTCCTTGATGTTTTCCTTTTTGGAGGCAGTTCGTCATATTCCGTTACATCTTCGTCCTTTTCATCTGCTAGTTCTTGCTTTTCTGTTTTTTTTAATTCATAGCCAGACTTCAAATCATCTACAGTTCCGCCAATCTGACGGAAAAACACTCTCAACAACCCCCACAAAGCAGGCACCCCGAAATATCCGAATGCACCTGCGATAGAGATAATCATCAAAGTATCAATCTTTTGCGACATCAAAAAAAAAGCGACTACCATTCCGCTAAATGCTCCAATAAAAAAACTTGATGCCACCATATCGATTCTAACTTTATCTCCTTCCGCCTCTGCTGTTGTAATGCACTTAACGATGCCGCCCAAACCGGAAAACAGAAAAGCGATAACCGATGTAACAACATCTATTGTCCCGTTCAGCTGCCCGTTCTGTTGCATATATTTTACCCAATAAAAAACCCGACCGTTTCCGATCAGGGCTTGTAAATAATTCCTTGTGCGTTCGCTATGCGCTAAAACCGCAACTTACACAGAATGATATACTTTCACTTGCAAGTAATCAATCACTTTTTGCAAAAGTGCGGTCGGATTTTGCGGCGTTTTATATTTCGTGGCGATTGCCCGGATAGGCTAAATCCGATTCGTTGAAGTTTCGAATCTTCGGCAGCACGCGAGAAAGATTATCATCGCGCCATGGATCAGCTTCTAAATCTTTACTCATTTTGAGCAAGATTCGGCGGGCGTGTTCCACCGTAAACGGATATTCGTTTGCTTGGCTGACAACTTCCGGCGCAATTGGTGCTTGTAGTAGTTTAAGTGGTTTTACCAACATTTTGAGCGAGCCAATCACACGCACGGAAATAAACCATAACCAGAGTAAAACGGTAATATCGTTTTCAGTCATTTCGATGGTGTAGGTTTTTGGTTTTGGCTCCGGCAAAGCAACATCAGTAATTAATTCACCCTCAAGAATTATCTTGTGAACATATTCTACTGCCTGCGGTAATTGCTCAAGGGTTAAATCTTCGATTGATTCCACATTGAAGCGCTGATGGATTAAATGGTAGGCTTCGGAATAAATTAACCCTTTCTTGCTCACCAACATATTCACGGCATTGCGTAAACCTGTGCGATCATCTACCGTGGTTTTCGCTTCGTATTTCCCCGTTTTGCGAATTGCCGGTAACACTTCTGCCGTTACCCATTTTCTAAAACGGTGTGGCACAGATCCTTTTTTCACTGCGTCACGGCAGCGGAGAATTAAAGTGTACATTCCGCTTTCGCTGATGATGTTCATTTCTTGCTTTCCGCCAAGGGTGTTACTTAAAGTTACACCCTTTTCATCTTCATCTAATGCCAATAACGCCTTACGGTTGTTATCAATGCCTATTGCATCGCAAACGTCCTTAGCAATAAACCAAGGTTCATTATTAATAGCTAAAGTGCGGATAGTGTGTGACTCGAAGTTGTATGTGGATAATTGAGATTGATTAGACATAGAAAGTCTCCTGTTTGTTATTTTCGATATTGACCCTAAATAGGGTGTCGGGCGGTTCGAAAGCCGCAAACAGACGGCTGGGATTATTCCCCTTTCGGGTATTGTATTCTCCTCCCGCCCGACATTGAGTGTTTAAAACGATTTCTAATGGCAGGAAATCATTCTAAATTTTGGACATAAAAAAACCGCTTGTCTGACGGGTGCGGATTTCCGCTGTTTGTAAGGTTTCGACACCTTGGGAAACATACTAATAAAAAACCCCCTCGGGTGTCAAGGGGCTTTTGCGATTTTAACCAATATAATGATACTTAATTTTCAGCATAGAAAACGCACCTTGTAAAAAACTGATACCACGGTTGCGCAGGCGATACATTTTAGCCGGGGAAACTGCCAGTGCGCGCGTAATATCCTTTTCGCCGAGTTGCTGCACATACAGTGCCATCGTAACCTGATATGCCGCTAAATCCACCCGATGCAATGCCATTATTGCGCCCTCAATTTTTAAACATTCATCATCGCTCAAATGTTTTAACCATGCCTTACGCGGAGCTGACGGTAAAACAGGTATGCTTGGCGTTACGCTTGGATATTCCGTGCCAATACGGTCTCTCCCCCAGCAATTGCCCCAGCGGACTAAAATTTTCTCTACACTATACTGCATTAATTGGCTCCTTCTAACGCTTTAATTTTTGCACGATATAACTTAATCATCTCTTTCAGCTCTGCTATTTCCCATTTTTTTGTTTGGTGTTGATTTTCTTCAAGCCACTCAACTTTTTCGGAGCCAATCTTATCTACCAGTCTTGGTCTATATCCGTGTATATTCCCACCGCCAACAAACAGATTGCATCTAATGCACCCGGAATGAATATTGTCTTCGTGGAATCGTAAAAATGAGCTTCTGCCTTGCGGGATGAAGTGGGAAGCCTGAAAGCTGGGTTTCCATGGCGCGCCGCAGGCAATGCAAGGTTTTCCTTTGTCTCTCAGGCGAATAAATTTGTTCACCTCCCTTTGCAATAATCTCAACCAGTGACCGCGATCAGAATCTTTTAACTTAGCCTTACGTTCCTTTAGTTTTTTCTTTTCAGCATTGCTATGCGCTTCCTGTGCGTTTTTTCGGGCTAATTCGATAGCGCATTTTGGCGAGCAAACTTTTTGTAGTGAGTTTGTGGGGATAAACTCCACCCCGCATGATTTACATTTTTTAGGCTTGAGCGATTTAACCCGCATTACGCACCTCCAACAAGTGCGGTCAATCCAAGCCCAATTCCGACCGCTACCCACATAAAACCGCCCAAAACACAAGCGACAAGGCAATAAACAAAAATCTTATTGGCGTATTTATCAGCGGCGAAAAATAGCGACCAAATCAGTAAAAATACAGGCATTAGTGATAATACAGCCAATAACGTAAAATAATTAATCTGGTTCATTGCGCACCCCATTAATTAAATTCGCATTGCCGGATTGTCTCCATTTACGCCAGTTTTCACGGTGTCTCAATAACGCTTTTGCTAATTCCGTTTTACCGTGGTCGACGTGTCCGATTATTCCGACATTCAAAACCGGCTTAGTGCGTTCAAATTTTTCTTTGCTCATCACTCCACCTTGTCTTTAGCGTATTTAATTGCGTAATATTTCTTGCCTATTTCAAGTAACTCACCATTTTTAGCTTTGTCACGGACAATATCCGCATGGATATTCACGCCAAAAATAAAACTGACAAAGCATAAAACCAAGGAAAATACACCAGTTGCACCATCAGTAACGTTTGCAATACAAAAACAACTCACAACAATTAAAATAAAAATAGTTAAAAATTTCATCTCCCGTAAAATCCCCATCTGTCGTTAAATTTAACCCCGTTCGCTACGCCCCATGCGGTAACGTACTCTATAAGACTTGCCATGTGCTTTACGCTCATTTGTGCGGTAGATTCGCGTAAATTAATCACCTCGCCCTCAAGCCCAATTGCCATTTCTGCTTTGTCTCCCGTTGCGATTCGGTGGGCGGAACAAAAAATCATCTTCCAAGTATTTATATCCCGCTTCTCTCCGCCGAACTCGCATTGATTACTAATATCGCTTAACATCGCATGGAGCTTCGCGTTTTGCTCAAGGTTGCGCGTCATCGGTTGGATTTTGACTACCAACGGTTTTTTGTCGTCCGTTGGCAGTTCCTTGATTAAATCTAAGCAATTATTTTTAATGCGTTGATCGCGCAAGAAAAAAGGTTTGTATTGACTCATAGCATCATTCCTAAAGGTGACAATCCCATAAATCCTCAAGAGGTGCGCCGCATTTAGGACATTTAAAATCATTGCTAATCATTGCCGCCACTCCAAATTTTTAAAGGTGTTGATATGAACATTGCGGATAACTTGGCTCATGCCTTTGTGAGCCGGATTAAAGATTGCAAACATATTCCCACGGCAAACATCTGTGTACTTGCCCGTTGCAGGATTTAAAAATTTCACGCGGCCACCGATGATAAATCTAATTTCCGTTGCTTTTTCAGCCACCAAAGCAAACCATTTTGTGCTTATATCAACCGGCAACAACATAGCCACTAAGCAGTTGTGATTTTCAAACAGTTCGACGGAACGTTTGATAAAACTTAACGGATCACTAAATGGCGGGTTGATGAAAATACGCTCGTTTTGTATCGGGTAAGTTAAGTAATCCATTTCAGGCGTTACATATCGCTCAAGTTTTGCGTTGTGGGGCAGTGCGGCGCCATCAATCGTGAAGCCAAATTCAGCATGAATCGGGTTAAATAGTGAAAATGATGTTGGATAGGTATCTTTGTCAAAGTCTGCCATGATTAAAATCCCTTATTCCCTTTTGAAAATCTTGTTGTTTCTTGTTTTGTTTCTTTTTTGCCGATTTGCGATCGTCTTTCTGCGTCTAATTGATCGCATTCAAACATTGCACCAAATTTCTGATCGCAATAGGCTTTACCGGTTCCACCATGGCGATTTAATCGCACGATAATTTCTGTCAAACTTGGGTCGGCGTTTTCGTTGTAAACGGATTCTTTATAAAGTCCCAACCAGTAATCACACTCTTGTTCAATTTGTCCTGTATCACGGCTGTCACTTGGCATTGGTCGTTTATCTGAGCGACTTTCAAGCCCACGATTCAGTTGAGTTAAAAGCAAAACCACACAATCCATTTCACGCGCAAGATTTTTTAATTCTTTGGTAACTTGCCCGTAAGCTAAGTCGTTACGCTCGGCTTTTTCGGCTTTCATCAGCGTTAAGTAGTCAATACCAATAAATCCAATATCTCCTCGCTCACGTTTAATTCGGCGGCATTCGCTGCGTATGTGGGACATAGAGACATTCGGAGTGTCATCAACATACAACAAGTCATCATTTACCAACTCTCCAACAGACTGCGTTACACGCGTCATTACAGTGTCTTTGTGTAAGTGGTATTTGAGATAAAACTCATCGTCATTTAACCCGGTGTCGTAAAGTGAATTTGCGTTGATGTTTGCGCGCTTAACCAACATACGCTCAAAAATCTGTTCCGCGGACATTTCTAGGCTAAACAGCAACACAGGCTTTTTCTCGTTCAAAATGCAGTTTTCCGCCATCAGGGAGTAAAATGCCGTTTTACCGCATTTAGGACGAGCACCTAACGCAACAAGGGACTGCTTAACCAACCCTTTCAACCCGATCACTTCATCAAGCGCTTTAATGCCGGTTAAGATTCCACGCACGCTTTCTGGTTGTTCTAAGCGCAATTGGTATTTATCAAGCCAATCAGTTCCCACATCACGACCACTGCGCAAGCCCTTTGATTTTCCTGTTCGGCTGTAGTCTGAAATTTCGGACATCACACAGCTAATAGCTTCGATTCGGTCTGCCGCCTTGAGGTCGTTTTGCGCCAAGATTAGCGCTTCACAATCCTGTAATTTCGCAATCGTAAAACGCTTGATTGCGTCTTCTCTCACGATTTCGGCGTAAGCGCGGATATTCGCGGCGCTTGGAGTGTTATTGGCTAATTCCGCCAAGTAAGCGAACCCGCCGATTTGTTCCAATACGCCCTTGGTGCTTAAGCGGCTTTCAACGGTCATCAGGTCGATGGGTTGATTGTTTTTAGCCAATGCTTGGATTTCGGCGAAAATGTGTTGATGCTCAAAACGATAAAAACTTTCAGGCTTAACAAAATCCAATACCACCAATGCGTCTTTGCTCAAACTTCCGAACATCAGGGCGCCAAGTACGCATTGTTCCGCGCCAAGGTTGTATGGGACGATTTTTAAATTTTCCATCACAGCGCTCCCTCGCGCACTCTCAAAACTTGTCTTGGCTTAATCGCAAAATCAAAATTTGCTCGCCAACCTCGATCGTTCTCGCCAAGGTGGTGAGGTTTTACCGCCGCAAAAAACGCCTCAAAATAATTTCTCACACACTCAATCGTTGGTTTGGATAGTTCCCCAAGAAATTTTTTAATATCGCGTTTACGGTCGTTATTGATTTTCTCCACGAACGGTAATTGCCCACCTGAATTTTCGTTAACTTGATTCCAAGCATCGGCGATCGCTTGATAATCAATTTTTTCAGCAAGGTGATTATTTTTTGATTTGCCGTTAGGCGAATCTTCCCCTTGGGGGGTAAGGGGGGTAAGGGGGGTAAGGGGGGTATTTGTATGTAATCTAGTGTTGTAATCTAGTGTATTAACGAATGCGACTTTCGGTTCTTCCCGAATGTCACTTTCGGGCATTCGGGAATGTTCTTTTGTCTCATTCCCTAAAGTGGCTAATAAAGCATCTAAAGCATCGAGATCGATCTTGTAATAAAGTCTATGCTCTAAACGTTTGTGAGTTTCAATTAAAACGCCTTTTTCACGTAATAATTTACGTGCGGTTTCTTGCTCTTTGCGGGACAATCCTGTTTCAAATTCAAGATCTTCTTGAGTTTTATAAACACCAAGAACAGGATCGGCTTTGTCTTGCCAATAAAAGATTTGCTCAAATAAAATCTCTGCTACGACGCCACCAAATAAACGGGCAAGATTAGGGCGGTATGCAATAGATCTTCCTGTGTTTCTCAATAGTTCTGATGGCTTCATAGTTCCAATTCCTCAATCGCTTTAGCTGTTACTCTGTCGCATTCTTCAACGGTGGCATTTGAATTTCTTAAATTACGCTTTACTTCTTCGTATTTTTCCCACCGCTCTAATTCGCTAAGCGTTTTTACATATTCGGGGTCAAATAAGTTACTCATCACGCCACCGCCTTGTTTAACATTGTTGATAATTTCGCAAGACCCTTCGCCGTTACTAATACTTGCGGGTAAATTCTTTCCGTCCCGTCAGGTTGTGTGACAGGGTGCGCTTTATGCTCTAAATAACCGCGCTGTAATTTATCTTGGTAAGCAATCCAAGCAGATCCAACGGTGCGCTTATAAATCCATCCGTGAGCAAATAAAAACTGGTTAAATGCTCTTGGTTGCATTTGTAAGTGTTTTGCCGCATTGGTGAGATTCATTGCGCCTTCTGTTGCGGTTGCTAAACGATCAAATGCCTCCGCTTTTGGGGTAAGCTCGATCACCCTTTCGGAGTACGTTGCAAGTGCGCCACGCAAGTAAACCGGGTCATTTAATAGCACCATAGGATCAGTAGATTTCGCCACTTTTTCCATCTCAATAAAATATTGTCTGGCTTGTTTTCCTTTTTCGTTGCGCTCAACCATTGATAATTCTTTTGCCATATCAATGGATATATGGATTTCTCTTGATGGTCGCCCCCCTACAGGGTTTTTCTCATTTTTGAGTAAAACTACAAAGTCTTGATTTTCAACGAATTCATATTCTGAGATTCGTCTTTGAATCCAGTCTGAAAATCTCGTTGAGACTTCCAAGAATGAATGCAATTCTCTCGCGTTTACCGTTTTAACTTCGGAATTGTTGATTTTGCTGTTGCTAATCTGAATTAGATTTGCCATAATCACCTCGTTTAACACTTTATTAATTAGCCACGGTTGCAGCCGTGGTTTTTATTTGCCCAAATATTTCTCGCGCAACCGGTCGTCAAAGCCTTTTGCCGCCAATAAAAGCAGTTCCAACTCTGATTTCTCAATTGCTACGTGAGAATTCACATCGAAAACATCAAACCCATTTGCCGCAATAAAATTAAACGCCTGATTAGCGTCTTCATTGCTGACAAAACGGCTCAACGTGGACGGCGAACATTCCATCTCGTCCGCAATCTCGCATTGTTTCTGTTTCCAGTATTTGTTCATAACCCGATCCGAAAGTGGTTTTGCGGATCTGGTGAGTTTATTGCGTGCCATTGCGATCGCCTGTTGGTAGATTAATTCCATAAATCAGGGCGCAATTCGGATTTCTTGACTTTACCTTGCGTCAATTCTTCAATCTTTGCGCAACGTTCCGCCGGAACTCTTTCACGCCACTTGGAAACTGCCCAAGGAGTAAGATTGAAATGACGAGCCATAGCCGAAATCCCACCCACGATTTTGTAAGCTTTTTCGATTGGTAGCATTTTAACCCCTCATATCTATTTAAAGTAGCATAATTCTACTACTAAAAATAGAATTGAATCAACTATTTTATTTATGTATCTTCTACCTACAGTAGAAATGGGAGTTTATATGACGACACTTGCGAGCAGACTTGCCGAACTTATGACGCAACAAAACAAGAGTATTCGTGATTTACAGGACGCTTTGGGCGTGACTTATGAAATGGCTAGGAGATATACGTTAGGAACTGCCACGCCGAGAGATGCGAAGATAGAGGCAATGGCGGTATATTTCGGCGTCAGTCCCGCTTACTTAAAGTATGGGGCGAGTGAAGAAACCGAAAAACAAGGGCAATCAACAGAAAGCATAAAATCAAATGTGAGAGAGGTAGGTGCCTTTGACTTATGGGATCGCAACACGCCACTAAATAGTGATGAATACGCCGTACCGTTTTATCAAGATATTCGCCTTGCCGCCGGGAACGGATTTGCTGATGACATTGCCGACTATAACAATTTCAAACTGCGTTTCTCCAAAGCAACCCTTAGAAAACAAGGGGTGCAGTATGAAAATGCGGTCTGCGTCGTCGCTGATGGAAACTCAATGGAGCCTGTAATCCCTGATGGAACAACGGTGGGAATTGATTTGGGCAATAAGACAATCCGAGACGGCAAGATATACGCTATCAATCACGGCGGCTTGTTGCGCATTAAACTACTCTACAATATGCCAAACGAACAAGTAAAAATCCGCAGCTATAACAGTGAAGAACACCCGGATGAGATAGCAGACATGCAAGATATATCAGTCATTGGAAAAGTTTTTTGGTATTCAGTTTTACTATAGAAACTAACACTAGATATTGTTGATCTATAATAACTAACCAAGTCCTAAGGGAAAAATATGGCGCAAAAAACAAAAACATTTTATATGCGTTTTTACTCCACTGAATGTGCCTCAGATAAAATGGCGAGTAAAAATCTAACTCAATTTTTAAGAAAATACAGCAATGGCCAACATACATATATAACACCATTAGTTGAATTTAATGATTATTCATATAGAGTAAAAGTATGTTCAGATTTAAATAATACAATATCAGGATACTTTGTTACTTACAGAAACGAATTGCTAACAAAGGGAAATATGGATACTGGAGATGAAGAACCTCTTCATTTTGCGGATAACGAAGCGATTATTGAGAAAACATATTTCATGTCATATCCCTCGCCTAGCGGTTCAGAGATTGTGATATATCAAAATTCAAGATTCGGTAGAATTCACGATCTTTCATCTTATATACTTAACTTGCTAAGAAATGAAAATCTTGATGGAGGTATGTATTTCAACCCTATTGGCAAAGATGACTTTGACTTGGAGAACATTCTGAAACAAAAACCAAGCTATGTTGAATACAAACTCGCTAAGCCTCGTTATAAGTATAAGCCTGATGAGAAAGAACCTAAATGGGAGCAGTCTCAATTTGCTTTAATGGAGGATTGTAATGCCGGAACATTCACGGCAAAATTATCTACAAAATCCGCAGCAGGACTGAACAAAAGTAAATTAAAAGAAATGGTCGAGTCTATTCTAGATAATCCACACGCAAGAAAATGCAAAATTAAACTAGAAGATATTGATGAGCCAATAGATCTTTTTTCAGATGTTTTAAAGGCGCAATTTACTGTTTCCCTAGCCGAGAATGGGACATCTGGAGAATCCTATATTTTTAATAATATTCGCACACTAAAATCGTCTTATGCTAAACTGTTGGAAAAATACATCCAATAGATACCCAATGAAAATCGAATATTATAAACCTATATCTGGAATTTTAGCGATCACAGCACATACTGTAATTTGGTATTACGATTTCTTAGAGAGGTTCAAAAAAGATGAGCTAAGAGATTTGATGAGTGATTTATTTACATCATCAATCACTCTTATTGGGTTCATCTTTGCTGTTATCGCCATATTGGTAAGCATTACAGAACATTCCCTCATTAAAAAAATGAGAGATAACGGTATGTATCAAGAAATACTCATACATTTGAAATATCTACTCATTGGATTTAGTTTTACAAGTGTATTGAGTTATGCGGGGTCGTTGTTGTCAGGTGAGTTATTAAGCTATACATTACTCATTACATCTACGGTTTTTATGTACAACCTACTCATGCTAACAACAGATATGTTTAGGCGATTAACTCTTACATTTATAAACCTAAAATAACAATCCTAGTATAACCGCCCTCAGGCGGTTTTCTTTTACCTGCAATTCCTACCGCACTTTATTTTGTTCACTGAACAAGTTCATCTGTCCAATTTTGCCCTTTCTTCTCAATTTTGTGCTAAACGCCGACTGCACTTTTTAAAATCCCACTCTCATCTACTCTTTTTTTGTGATTCAGCTCACAAATTCGGCAATTAATCAAAAATAAATTCAATTAAAAATCAAACACTTACTACTTTAAATAGAAAATATCTCTACTTTTATGCAATTTTTAGTTGCAATAATCTCTACTTTGAGTAGAATAACCACATCAAAGCAAAACACTTTGAGTCGCTCTTTAAAAATTTGAAACAGGTTATTGATGGGTATTGGCTAGCTTATCCAGTTCAGAAATTAAACTTGGACGAATAAGCGGATTAACTTCATATCGATTAGATACCCAGCCATAGGAAATGAGCTTTAGCTCTAGCAGTTTTTCAATGGCAATTTTGGTTTTGAAATCGTCTCGCCAAATTTGTTCACCTAAGCAAGAAAGTGCAAGAATTTCTTTTTCTGTGCCGGAAAGAGTAGGTAATAACTCAAGCAATTTTGCTTGCTCGGAATTTGCCTTAATTGAGCATCGGGTTTTGTTGATGAGCGATTTAATCGCATTACTGCTAAGAATCCAAATCATAGTTGCAACAAAGCCGAAAACTAACGATCCAAAATTGGCAAGCGTAAACCAATCAGGAAAGAATGCCGGGGTTTTGGCATTGAGATACAGCGTTAATTCGGTAGGAATGAACGTAAAGCCAACAAACAAGAAAACGAAGAACATGGTCATGTGATTAAAAACTACCTTGGTAAGTATGGTGTTAAGTAACTTGGCGTACTCTTCCATGATGTTCCTCTGATTAAATTGTAGTCGCAGAGAGCATTATATTCCTCGCTGTAGTCGCATACAAGAGGGCTTGAGCCTTACAAGCATAAAGAAAGGCACTCATCAGTAACCTGTTTTGAATTTTAGACAATTTGGTCTCATGCGGGATATAAATTATCGGCTGATTTAAGTCGAGTAACCCCCAAGCAGAAAACTGTGTCGCGTGTTTAACCGAAAAGAGGTGGTTGGCGAATCAAGGGCAGCGCTGTTTATGTCTCTAAGCAATCCCAAAGAGGATATGAGTTCGGTCGGGGAAACGGCAAACAAGCCCACGGATCGGTTAATACCCGCCAACGCCGCGATAGGTGCGTGACTACCGGAGAGACGGTAACGGCCATGTAGCTTTAAGGAAAGTAGCCCCAGCTTAAGATAAAGGCTCTTTATCTGGGGTAGATGTTGGTTCGAATCCAGCCATGGCCGCCACTTTAAAGCGCATTCGGCAGAGACTGAATCCAAGCGCGCGGAAACACGAATGCAAGACAGAGTGCGCTTTGAAATGGCAAACATAAAACTAAAGAGGTTAAAAAATGGAAGAAAAAAAAGAAAACAGCCTATCTGAAAGAGATAAAGGATTGATCAAACAGGCTGTATTAGAAAGTGCTGCTAAAAATACAAATTTAACACCAAGTGAATTGGCTGAGAGTGTATGTTCGGCAGTGATGTAAGTTATGCGGCATTATCGCTCACTTGGCAAGGTCACGAATTCCTAGACAAAATCCGCAACGATAGCGTTTGGAACAAAGTAAAATCAACGGTGCAAAGCAAAAGCCTTGATTTATCTTTTGATGTGATAAAACAAGTCGCCACCGCGTTAATTGGCTCAATGTTGCCATAGTATTGACAACACCGCTCCCATCAGACTAAGATAACCGCACATAAAGATTAGTGACAGTAATCATTTTGTTCTTTGCAATATTTAGAGAAATTGACAGCTTACCAAGGAAACTTGAGTAGGCTTTTTTAGTCTAAAGAATAACAGGAGCACAGATGAAAACATTTAAAACACCCACAAAACAACGTTATCTTTCACCACAAGAATATCTAAAAGACGCAAAATTTAACCAACAATGCAACAACATTGAACAGGTTAAATTTATCCCGCCACAAATTGGGAAACCGGGTTTTGGAAAATTTTTAGTGAAATATAAAATGCCGGTGCTTGTGTAATGAATAACGATAACAACCTACCGCAACAAATTGAAAATAAAGATGAATTTATTAAAGAATTTTTTGCGATTCAGCAGCAAGAAGTCGCCGTTAAGCGTGATGAACTTGCGATCCGGAAAGAAGAGACAAAGCTAAATCAAGAAGTCGCATTAGCTTCAATTGCATCTCAAGAAAAAGTTGAATTAAAACGCGGGGATGTATTCCTAAAAACCCAAATAGGCAAATACTGGCTATGGGGTGTTTTAGGTGTATTGTTTACATTCATTATTGGCATCGCTATGTATCTCGATAAATCCGATATTGCGATTCGCATTATTGAAATTAGTGGCGCAGTGCTTTTGGGTTATTTTGCCGGAATTAATCGCGGAAAAGCACAAATCTTAGAACAGCAAAATAGAACAAAAGACGAATAACCATAGGCCCTGAAAGTCAGGGCTTTTTTATTTGACAACCGCCCCACTTCACACTACGATAACCACAGGATTGAATATAA